TTACTTGTACGCCGGGTGATGATAAAGCCATCTTGATATCTCCTAAGAGTCTTTTACTAGTTTTATTTACCTAAACACCAAAAAAAAACACTAGTTATAAACCAAGAAAAGGGCACAAAAAGGGCAACTAAATACAGTATGACTAGACCTTTGTGCATTTGCGGGCTAAGGCCGGCTGCTATAAACTATCGTAAAGACGGTAGGGTTTATTATAGATCAAAATGTGAAACATGTCTACGCTATGGCGGTGTAGGCAAAGGTATGCCTAAATGGTATCAAGACGGATATCGCATGAAGTCAATATGTGACAAGTGCGGATTTAAAAGTAAAGTTAAGGAACAATTTAATGTATTCCATGTAGATGGGAATTTAAACAATTCCCGGACTGCTAATCTTAAGACAGTGTGTGCAAACTGTCAGAGAGTTCTTCATAAGGAAGGGGCACTGTGGCGACAGGGCGATCTGTTACCAGATTTTTAATCTGATTATATAAATTATCAATACTGCCATTGTTGTCTAACTTATAATCAAAGTTACTGCCAATCCATGCCCATTCACTGGCATGAATCTTTTCTTTTTCTAACCACGTAATTGCATTATTTTCACCTCGATTAGCCTTGACAGCAATATCATACCAATGAGGTAATATACCACGTTGCACCCAAACAATTTTTCCGCCTGCTGATTTGATACTGGCAATTTCGTTAGGAAATCTACAATCACTAATAACAACGTTGTCGCCACTTTTTCTAAGTTTGTTTTCTACACTGGCAATCCATATATCATCATGGAAACCTTTGCGGCATACTTCTGTTCCCCAATACTGTAGGATCCAACGAGGCGTAATCTGCTGACCTAACCGGTCACTCCACCATTGATCGGGCTGTTCACGCCATTCTCGAGCTTCTTTAGTTCTGCCTTCTAGCATGATTCGATCCCACCCAAATACAGCCGCGACCGCATCTTTAAGAGTGTTGGCAAATGACTCTCGTCTAAATTCGTGGAAGTTTACTAGATAGTCAGCAACTGTGTCTTTGCCGCTGCCGATAAAACCGCAGATTCCTATGATCATATTATCTCCTGGGATAATGTATTTTATAGAAAAATGTCGGCTATGTCAACCTATAATGAATGTATAACCAGTGCCACCAGAAATCAATGTTTCCAATTCTTTATCTAATGCAGTCATTTCTTCTCTGCCTGCAGATTTAAGATCTGATCCGTTTAGTCCCCCTGCACCACCAGGGCCAGCAATTTGAGAAAATTTGCTACGTGCTTCACCTAAAATAATCTTAGCCACTGCTAGACTATAGTCTTTGAGCCATTGTTTGGCATACAAGTCTGTGAGTAATGCCCAGTCTGGGCGATAGTTGTAAGTTCTCATTAGGACAATTTCGCCGCTGGCAAATGGTCGTTGAAGCACCCGAAGAATATGTGTGTTAGGGTTATAGTGATATTCAATAAAACTACCAAACATACGGCCTACCAATTCTTGATACTGTGCAAATAATTCATAAGTTAGTAATCCGCCTAACATCGTGCCGTTGAGCAAATAGGTATTTGTATAGGCAAGATTAAACGGTTCAAATAGTGTGCCGCCGCTTCCTGAGCCTGATCTACTGCCAATACTACGCCTAAAAAGTTGACGAACTTCTATAATTTCATCGGGTAGTCGATATTCGTTTTGGTCAGTGACAAACTCTAAAAAGCTATAACTTTCTTCAACAGCGTTGGGACTACGTTGTCTAAACCGAGTCAGTGCTCGATCAACCGAGGTTTGATAATGTATAGGATCAAGTTCTACATCTACCATGCCGTCACCTAGCATAGCACGTATGTAATCGTAGACTTTTTGACGTTCTTCTAAGTTACTATTTTCAGACATTTGATTCTCCAACTATATTTATGCCCGCTAAATATGTATTATGCCAAGACTAAGCCTATACCGTCCAGAAAAAAGCAACGATTATAAGTTCATAGACCGACAAGTTTCTGAAATGTTTCAGATCGGCGGCACTGACCTATATGTTCACAAATATCTAGGTCCAAAGAACCCCTCCGATGCTGATGCTACTGCTGATCAACCACAATATGCAACACAATCTGAAACCAACATACAAGACCTACTGTTGTTGGAAAATCGTGATCGCAAATACGATCCCGACATTTACCGTTGTAGAGGTCATTATCAAGTTCAAAATATTGATTTTAATCTCAGTCAATTTGGCATTTTCATTGACAACGACACTGTGATGATGGTAGTGCATATCAACGATTGGATCACAGTTGTTGGTCGTAAACCACTTAGTGGTGATGTTATAGAACTACCGCATTTGAAAGATGAGTTTGCTCTCAACGGATTTGATATAAGTTTACCGCGTTACTACAGCATCGATGATGTAGGACGAGCCAGCGAAGGCTTTAGTCAAACTTGGTATCCGCACTTATACAGATTAAAACTTAAAAAAGTAATTGACAGTCAACAATTTGCCGATGTACTAACTAAACCTACAGGTGCAGACCAAGATAAATTTGTAGGCGATTATGACGCTACTAAAACCTATGTTCCTGGACAGATTGTTCGATACCAAGGCGGTCTATATCAAGTCACAGTCGAGTCAACTGGCAATTTGCCTACCACTACTGACTATTTTAACAGCTATGGCGGTAATACATTACAAGATATATTAAGCACTAGAAATAAAGACTTGCAAATCAACGATGGTGTCATTGCTCAAGCCGAAGCTGATGCTGCAAAGAGTGGTTTCGAAACTCGACAATTTTATAACTTAGCCACAGATCAAAACGGTAATCCTTTATTGCAAACTGTAGATGAATCCGATCTTGACGCATCTATGACAAACTTAGATACTAGTAGGATCAACGAACGGCCGTTGCGAGACGGATATACTGGGTATTTGTTAGAAGATGGCGTAGCGCCGAATGGTGTTAATTTTGGTCATGGTATTAACTTCCCGGCAAATCCGTTTGAGGGAGATTTTTATCTTCGTACTGATTTCTTTCCGAATAGATTGTTTAGATACACAATTTCACGATGGACCAAATATGAAGATATGAAACGTCACACATTGACCAATACTGACACTCGCAGCACACAAAAGACTGGATTTATTAATAACACTAACAAAACATTGTTGGGCAAGGTTAGTTCAGATACCTTTATTGCCAAGACAACAAATACATTCTTAATATCGGCAGCGACCAGTGCATTTAATAGAACCACTGGTGTTGTTACCACTAGAACTGTTTATAACAGCACCCACGGCGTTAAATTATTTGTAGATAGAAGTATTATACCTCAAGACAAAATTCAAATTCAAAATCAATCAGGCTTTTTAGCATTTAGTGTGTTAGAACCTATCGAGGTTGGGCAAAGAATTGAGTGGTCTATATATTCTGAAGTTATAGAACAAAGATCTAGTTTATCAAAAGCACTTAAACCTAAGGCAGATTTATAATGTTGCATTTTTATGACGGACAGATTAGAAGATATATTACTCAAGTTATTAGACTATTGAGTAACTTCAGTGTGAGATACGGAGACGGCACATTGGTAAGAGTTCCTGTGTTATACGGAGACAGTGATCGTCAAGCGGCACACATATTGCAAGACAACAGTGAGAATAAAATTGGTGCTGCTCCCAGAATGGCAGTGTATGTAAATAATCTAGAACAAGATAGGACAAGACTAGCGGATAGTTCTTATGTTGGTAAAATAAACATTAGGGAACGTGAATATAATGCAGACTCTGAAACATATTCAAGTAGTCAAGGACATAGATACACTGTTGAAAGACTAATGCCAACTCCGTATAAAATTAGTTTTAAAGTTGATATATGGTCAACTAGCACCGATCAAAAATTACAAATATTAGAACAATTACTGGTATTATTTAATCCCAGTTTAGAAATACAAACCACCGACAACTATATTGACTGGACTAGTTTAAGCACTGTTGAATTAACACAAATGACATTTAGTAATAGATCTATTCCTATAGGTGCAAATACCAATGTTGATATTGCTACTCTAACATTAGAAGCTCCTATATATATTAGTCCGCCAGTCAAAGTTAAACAATTAGGTGTTATTACTGATATCATTGCCGGAATAACACATGGTGAAGAAAATATAGGAGTCAACGACCCGACATTGGAATTTGGTAGCGAGTTATTTCCCAGCGGTAGTCCACAATTTAATATAGCTGGCAACAATAATTTATTAACTGTTAAAAAAACAACTATCGGCGGATTTGCAATATTAATTATCAACGGGCAGGCTCAGATTTTGTCTTATAATGAAAATGTATCTGCTCCTAACGATAGTCTAGAAATACCGCAACGACAAGGCATTCCCATTAATTGGAGAGTATTACTTGAACAACATCCTGGAAAATATAAAGCAGGATTTAGTAAAATTTATTTGAAACAAAATAACTTTACCGAAGTGGTTGGAACTATTAGTTTAAATTCACTAGATGAAACTTATATCACTGTAAATTACGACGTTGATACATTTCCTACCAATACCGAATTAAGTTCAACATTTAGGCCTGGCAGTCCTGGAACTTTTGATGCAATTATTGATCCAACTAGAGTAGGTCCGGGACACGGACTTGCTACTGCTACTACAGGCACTAGATATTTGGTCATTGAAAGCATCAATACCAGTGACAACGTAGATGGCACTGTGGGCGAAACTCCGTTTACCTTTGCCTACGATGGCCCTTCAGCATGGAAAGGCACAGATCTCAGCGATCCAGTAATAGAAGAAAATGATATTATTGAATATAATGGCACTATTTGGGTTGTTATATTTGATGCAAGCCAGAGTCAAGACCAACTAATTTATCAAACTAATATATACACAGGTGTTCAATATAAATGGAACGGACAATCTTGGATTAAATCATTTGAAGGTGAATATAGGGCTGGTGCATGGAGATTAGAATTGTAAAAGATCGTATAGAATGTAGCGGTGCAATTATATGTGCCAAAGATACTTCACGAATTCTTCTACTGCAAAAAACTGAAGGCAAACATGCTGGTCGGTGGGTGTTGCCTGGAGGCACTAGTCTAGCAGGAGAAACTGCATTTCAAGGATTACAAAGAGAACTGCAAGAAGAAGTTGGATGTCTCCCAAACTTTATTAAAATAATTCCATTAGAAAAATTTGTTAGTAATGATCAAATTTTTATGTTTAATACTTATTTTTGTATTATCGACAGTGAATTTTGTGCAAAGCTAAGTGATGAACATTCAGGGTGGGGATGGTTTAATATAAATCGATTGCCTAAACCTGCTCATCAAGGTTTAGAGGCCAGCCTTAAAAATAAAAATACTCAATTAAAAATTCAAACTATTATAGAAATCCTAAGAGACCAGTTAATTTAATATGTGTAAATCACAATTTTGCCCAATGACTATAGCTCGTGTCAGCATTTCAGATCCTATCCTTGATCAAGGCACTGCAATTTTATCTGGTCCCAGGGGTTATATACTGATACACGATCTCATGTGGTGTCCGGAGGATAGAACAGATTTACTAGACATCTATTATTGGGAAAGTTGGGCAGTGCTCATGGGAGCATACCACTGCTGTTTTTCAATCCCTGGAAAAGTTTCGTTGTTGCCACCAAATGATCCACGGTGTAGTATGTGCTAGTGCCATCACTGCCCACATCACCGCCATTTCATAATTACCCGCACCGCACATCGACTGTGGCTGTGATAAGTTCCATATCAAACCTATAAGAAATGCTGGTGCCGCAGCCAGGCTCAGGGTTTGATAT